CTGCTCTGGCCCAGCTCGAACCACGTGGGTATCGGGTGAGTCTCCCTATCCAGGGTCTGATCGATGCCGATGCAGGACTTTTCCCCGATCTTCTCGAAGCAGTAGCTCTCTATGAAGGCCACTGCCTGCGAGTAATTCTCAAGCTTCTCCGCCTGTTTGATGTGGAACGGAATCGATACCCGCTCACGCACACAATGGCTGGTGTCGACGAGGATTTCCTGATCGTCGGGCACCTCCGGCGAAACGTAGCGGTCCATTTCATCCGGTTCCGGGCTGTTCTTGAGCGAAACCTTCGGCGTGCCGGACTCTCGACGTTTAAACTCCTCGATGGAGCCAATCTGCACGGACATGGATCGATTGTGGAGCATGGTGAACCACTGCTCGCCGATCTCGTCACCAACGCCCCAGGGATCGAGATGATCGATGTATTGGAGTTTTTTTGTAGTATCGAGCACGCCGATGATCGGGCAGGCGTCATTCCCGGTGGGAACCGTGCCGTTTACGATGGCCTTCACGACTGCCAGGTTTTTGCTGTGCTGCTGAATGCGTCCGGCTTCCGCAAACCAGGGCTCGATAACAGGCAACGGAGCGAACCGCACCAGCTCGTTACTCATCTGGAGCATCCATGCGGTTTTCTTCCAGGACAGCGATTCGTCCGAATGGGAGAGCGTGGTTGTCGGGAGGTTTTCCAGCTCGCCGGTTGGTGCCGGAGCCCCTTTGAAACCGAGCTTCACTCGCATAATGCTTTCCTGCTGGGCAGGCACACCGATGGCGAAACAGAGCACGGTCCAGAGAGCCGGGCGCTTGTCGTCCGATGAGATGTAACCCTGCCAGACAGCGTCCTCGATGAACGGGCCGATGAGCCACTTGAAATCGTCTTCACGGCCGATAGCGTTGCCGATGGTCATGTGGTACGGGTCGATGCCTTCGAGCGTCAGCAGATCGAGCAGGTCTGCAGGCTTACCGGCACGATTCATGATGACCTGTCCGCCGTCCGGACGTTTTTTGAGAAAGTTGTCGAATGTGGTGGGTTTTCCGGGATTCTTTTCGTCACCCCGGTAATTCCAGAATGGCCGAATTACCTTTTCCAGCAGCGTATTCTTGAGACCGTGCATGGATCTTGTCTCCTCTTATCAGATCTCGAAGTGCCCGAGCTTAGTACTCGAGGGTTTCCACGACAGCACCTGCGGCACCGCCAACGACAACCAGGCCTCCAACCAGCGCCGACTCGTGCGATGGATAGGCTCCGTCAACCACGCCCGGCGTGAGCCCCACAGTGGTGTAACAGTCCTCGGTTGTGACCGCTCCTGCGGTGAGTCCCAGCGCCGTTGCGGCCGTGCTGCCACTGGCAATGATCTCCAGGGCCGTCCGGGGATTGGCAGCCACAAGCCGCAGCTTCTGGGCCGCAGTCACGCCCGCAGAGAAGCCTGTCGCTGTTTCGTTGATCTTTGCGGCTATGGTTGCAGCGGCCACGGTTGCGCCTGCCGTGAAGGCAAACGTTTGATTGCTGCCGGTGCCCACTTTCACGACCAGGCCGTCGCCTGTGGTCTGCACGATGGCATACGGGCCTGCAGCGGAACTGACGATCTCTACGGTGTCCTGCACGATCTCTAAAGACACGCCGATGGCAAGGGCGGTTAAAACGAGCTTGCCGTCCGTAGATGCCGACGCAACGAACCCGACAGCGGTCTCGTTGATTTCCGCAGCGATTGCGGCTGCAGTCAAAGCAGCCCCGGCAGTGATGGTGAAGGTCTGGATCGCTCCGTTGCCAACCCGCACTTTCAGTGTGTCGTTCGTGTTGAGCACGATTGCATAGGGTCCCGCCACGCTGGCGGTGATTGCGGACGGAGCTCCAGGAGTAAACTGATACGGCTTGTTGCCCGGTCCGAATACGAATGGGCCGGGGACCAAATCCTCACCGGCGATACGATCCTGCCGGTTGATGGAAAAGGGGGTCCGCACCGTGCATTCCTTGAGCGCCTTGCGGACGTTGAGTACCTCGCCGACTTCTGTCGACCCGCCGATTTTTGTGATCTTCTGAACCTTCCGGCCCGTTATGATCTCCACCCGGTCGTTCTCGGACGGTTCGACGTCATAGTCGAAGCTGATGTTCAGCGTGTCTGCCTTTGGCCGAGGAGCAGGTGTCGCCATTATCGTTTACCTCCGGATCTCCAGGTTTCTGCGGCGGCGGCTGCACGCCGGACTTCAGCGGATGCGTTTTCGACATTCCCGCCCGGTATCTCCTCACCCTGGCTGGAACGCATATTCACTATGGGACCGAACCGCTTTTCTGCGATTGCACGGTTTTCCGCTATGGTGTCGGCCAGCAGTTGCAGATCCGAGCAGTTCGAGAGCCGCTCACGGTTGCGTTTCTGCACGTCGGACATGTTCTGCGGGTTACCCGGATCCACATGGGCTTTGTCGAACCAGGCGAGCGCCTCTTTCTGCTGACTAGCCAGGAAGGCTTCGCCGTGTTTCGCCATTTCGATGCGTTCCGGCAAGCGCTCCAGGACCTGCGTTGCGGTCAGCGAGGTTTCTCCCTCTTTCAGTAGGGAATTCCCGACCGTCTGCAGTTTCTGAGCGAGATCGTTGAACTGTCCCTGGATGCCATTGAGAGCGCCGACCTTGTCCGTCACGCTCTTTTCCAGCCAGTCCGGGATGTCCTTTCCGGCCATGAGCGCCACATTGACTCCCAGCGCATTGCATATGGCCAGGACCAGGTTGATAAGCTTTTCCTCCATCCCCCGTCCTCCTTCCGGTTGCGTATGCTGTGCGGCAGATGCCGCGTTTTCTATTCCTGTTTGTTCCTCTCGCGGCCCTGAAAACGGGTCCGCACCGGCCCATACGAGTGCGAGATGAATCACACCGTCCTCATCCAGATCTACCGGCAGCCAGCACACGACCGTGCCGTCCACCTCTCTGCCCTGAGATCGCACGAACAACTCAAAATCCATGTCCGGGTGCGACATCTCGAAATCCGGAGCCCACGATACCGACGTGGCATTGATTTCTCCCGTTTCCAGGCCCATCGCTGCACGGGCATCGAACTTGCGGTTGATCACGATGTCTGCGTTGACTCCGCTTGGAATGTCCTTGGAGTCCTCCCATCGGCCGTTTTCCAACTTCCCGGCCTTTTCCTTCATTCTGTTCGTGTGATCCCACATGACCGGGACAGGCCGTCTCCGGTTATCTATGAATCCGGCCATCTTCCTGAGCGCATAGGCGTTGTTGTGGCCGTTCCTGACGAGCTGCGGGCCGAACCACGTATCGGACCAGGTGTCCACAGCACTGAGCACACGGTCGGGGACTCTGATCAAATCGCCATTGACCTGAACCGGAGGCTCACGAACCTGCCCGCCTGTGCCGGCTTCGTTGTTCGCCGAACCCTCGGGAGTCTCCTTGTCCGGTTTTGCGCCACCCTCATTCTGAGGTTGAGCGGGAGGCGTTTGCTGCGGATTCTGCCTGAATTCGCAATCAACACGGCATTCCAACTTGAAGAGCTTCTTGCCGTTCACGACTCTGTGCGGCGGTGGAATCAGGTTTTTTTTCATGCTGCCCTCTCGTATCCATATGCGCCCACCAGGCTGGGCGGCTCGAAAAACACTAGGCGAATTCGGTTCGACGCTGTCTTGACCACAGCGACCACTCTGTGCCTGCAGAGCGGGTGTATCGGAGCGGTCACCATGCCGGTGGCCTGCACGTCCGCTGCGTCCATGCCTTCCAGGATCTTGAGGCCTTCCTGGCCTGCAAATCTGGACGTAATGAACTTGTCGAACTTGGAGATGTCCTCATCTCCGGATTCGATGATCCGCTCGATCCGGGTGATCTCTTTTGAGACCGTGAATTCCTTGCCCCGCATGGCGTTGCACCATGAGCACGTGAGTCGGTCCCACGGGCCTGCAATGCGGAACGTGGTGATCTGCTCGTCATGAAGCGCCAGCATCTGGCCCCAATTCTGAGCACGACTCACGCCGGTATCGATAATCACCCGTGCACGGTGTTCGCCGATCTTCTCAGCCAGGTCGCTGAATTCCTCACGGAATGCCGCCAGCTCTTTCGGGGATTTGCCTCTGCCCAGACCCTTTTCCAGGTATTGCTCCCGCAGGAAATCAGTGATCTGCTGGTTCGTCCTGTCGTCTCCGGACACGTATTTGCTCGTGTAAAACCGATCCACACGGCTCATGTAACCGATTGCCGTGGTATCCCACGTGCCGGTGACAGCCTTGCCCGGTGCGGATCGCTGCCATTCGCCGCCGAACACGGAATCGTCCTCGTAGCGTGCCCAGGTCCAAATTTTGTCGAGATGCTCTCTGCCGATCCGTTCCAGAGTGCGGGCATCGAGCGTGTCCTCGGCACCGCTCAGGAAGAGCCGCAGCGCCTCGGCAACGAAGGCGTCCACTTCCGGGATTTCACGGACCTTTGCCCATTCGTAAACCGCATCCACGCCGATCTTTGCTGCATCCGAGAGCTGACCCTGGATCTGATACACGTAATCACGAGCCGCCTTGCGGGCTTCACGAGCGCTGTTGTCCACGTGTTCCAGGAACTGAGCCAGGCCCCGGTCTGCGGTATTGAACCCGATCCACTGTTTGGTCCGGAACTTCTTGAGCGTGTAGGTGTTCTGAGAAAACGAGGCTATAAACTCGCCGACCTTCGCTTTTTGATCCTCGTATCCGAGCTTTTTGCGGGCCTCGGGTAGATCGCAAATCCCCGACTTGAAATCTTCCCGCGTTCCGTTGTTCCGCATCAATTCAGCTTCTGCGTCTCGGAATGCATCCAGCGATCGGGGGAGTTTGAACCGGATACTCACGCCGACGTCGCCGAATCCGTGCAGAGCCAGGTTCAGCCGATGACCGTGCTCGAACGACCGTTTTACGCCCTGCTGGATATTCTTGATCTCTGCGGTAAGCTCTTCGAATGCGACCTTGGACCAGGTCTCAGTGCGTGAGAAGGATCTGCCGAACATCACGGGATCGCGGCCCAGCCCTGCAAACAGATCCTCATCGATCATCTGTGCGATCTGCTTTGCTCCGGCAGCGCCCGCAGAGGTGTTGTTGAACGTGGCTTCCATGTCGTCAAAGCCCAGAACGATCCCGCTATTGAGATTCTCCTTGACTGACTTGGCCAGTTCGTTGGCGATGACCTGGCAGCGCTGGCGGTACGGCCCCGCCTCCTCACCCATCTCCTGCTCGGGACGGTCGAACTTGAGGCTCAGGAACCCCATGGCAGCCAGCTTGGAAAACCAGTCCTCGATGGAGGCCATGATCCGTTTGTGCGAACCGAGCCGCTGCAGCGCCGCCAGCACTGGCGGAACCGGATACGGGCTCGAATCCTCAGTCCAGACCGCATGAAAGCTCGTCTGCACGGGATTGAGCGGCACGAACTTGCCGTCCTGCAATTGGCCGATCTCGATTGAGCCGTCAGGTGTGCGCCTGAATCGAATGGTCTTGATGGGGATAATCCACGCTCGCTCCACCTGTTGCATTTTGGCGTCAGGAGGCCATTCCGTAGAAGTGGCTCCCATCCGAGCGGTCTGTCCCAGCATTGCGTTCACGAGGCCATCGCCGCCACCCGCAAACGGGAAACAGCGTGCGGCAAGATCGTTGCAGATCTGCAGAGCTTCTTTCGCCTGGGCCTCCGTTGCCGCATCGATCACGAGGTCATGGCCCGGATTCCCCAGACTGAGCGTGGACTGGAGATGCTTTTTGCAGTTCGGGTCGAATCGGTAGAGATTTTCTATGAGTTCGAACAGCTCGAACGGGTATTTGGCCGACAAGCGCTCCAGGTCTCCCTCATACCGGGTGAGCGCTCCGATAGAGCCGCTCCCATCATCGGTCGAGATCCGCCCGGTTGCGCCGGTGGCGGTTTTGTCCGCTTTCTTGGGCTCTCGATTGAATATGCGGTCCAGCCAGCTCATGCGTTCCCTCCCGAATGCCACGAAAGGAACACAGGTCCCACGCCGGTCGGAGGCGGCTTTTTCCCCACCTCGAACGCTGCGACGCGGGCATAATTCAGGCCCATTCCATGGTGGTTCTCGGCCCTGATGTAAATTTTTTCCTTTTTGCCGCCCGCTCTCTCCTCTTTTTTGGATTTGAGGTTTTCCAGATTGAAACGGTATTCGTCGTAATTGCGGCGATCATCCTGTTTGAGACGTTTCCGGTCCGGCAGTAACAGGTGGCCCGTGCACACGAAATCCACGGTCGAATCCAGTGAGGCGGTGCGATCCACTGTCACCCAGGGAACCTTGTGTTTGCCATCGTGAAGATCGTCCCGGACCTTCCGGGTTATGTAACGATCATCTCTGCTGTCGATCTCGTCGGAACCGTAACTGATCAGGAAAACCCTGCCGGGAAATGCATGAGCAAACGCCCTCGCGGAATGGAGTTCCGGCCCGCGGTCCACTCCGGCCACATAGCAGCCGAACTGGCGGAACAATTGATGAACACGCCCCCACGATTTCGTCTTCTCGGCGTAGATAAGGACCAGATCCGTTCCTGACCGCTGGTAGACCGAGGCGTGCAAGGAATTCCCGCAGTCCACGCCCATTACGCAGCCCTTGCCGGAATAGAAAAAACCGATATCCCGCTCAAAAGACTCCAAAAGATCGTCATTGATCCTCGCACCCTCTCCGTCGTATGGATTCGCCCGGAAGCTGATTTCCCAGCGCTCCGTATCTTCAACGGAGTTATGGCTCTTCTCATATTCGCCCCAGAGATAGGTCGCCACGTTCGGGCTGTCTGGAGGGCAAATGAGCGTATAGAGCCGTGAGACCAGATATCCGTGAGCCTGCCGGTCAGGGAATTCTGCAACCCAGCTGCCGGTCCGCATGTCGAGTTTCGCATCGCAGAAACGGCATCCGCGGTAATGGGTCGCTCCGTCCGGGAACGATCTTTTCCGGCTTTGGGGGATCGGGCGGAAATTGTGAGGGAAATCGGTGTCCAGACAATTCCATTCACCGCATGACGGGCATTTGTGCTTGAAATAGCGTTTGTCCGATTCCTTGAACTGGCGATCAATCCCATAATTGGAGAATGAAGGGACCGAGAGCGATATGGTGCGCTGCACCGAGCTGGCCAGGATCCGGTCTTTTGCCATGGCCACATTGCCGGGGCGATGTTCGTCGAGCTCATCGAACACGAGCCCGTCGGCTGGGACCGATTTGGCTCGCCGTTTGGTCCACAGCCCGCGGAAATAGATGAGACCCGGCCCGATTTGCTTCAAAGCCCGGTTATCCGTCTTGCCCATGCGAGACGTGAGATAATCGCTTTCCCTGATGCCGGCTTCCACGCGATCCGCAACGAATAGGTCCATTTCCTCGTCTGTCGGCAGGAAATAAATCCAGCGCTCGCCCAGTTGATCGGCTCCGTGCTCAACACGCCCCAGCGAGTAGACTGTCATCCCGATCTGCGAGGCTTTGCGGACCGTGAGATCTCGACACGTGTCGTAGTAGATCTCGATGAGATACGGAACGAGCGACGGGTCGAAACGGCGGCCATCCACGTTGAATCCCGCCACTTCTGTCCACGGCAGGAACTCCAGCGGCTTCTTAGGCCGGAGCCTTTCGACAGAATCTGCGGGTAATATGTCGAGCAGACCTCTCACGCCTTTTTCTCCAATATCTTCTCACCAGCCGCATCAATGACATCGAGGAGCTTGCCGGTAAGTTCAGGCTTGCCTCGAAGCAACTCCTGGACCTCGGCCTTCAATTCCGCCAGTGCTGCTTCATTCTTCTTGTGTTCCTCGTGTTCCCACTTCTCACGGGTTACCGCCGATCGCTGAAGCGTCCCGGCTGCGTGAGCCACCATCACCAGGTCTTGAATAGACTTCACTTGCTGGAGATCCGCGCCGGACAATGCTTCCAGACACAATGCATTCGCCAGCGTTACTACGGCGCTCTCAATGGTCGAACCTTCAGGCACAAGGTATTTGGCCAGCGACTTGGCCTTGGCCATATACTTTTCCATGCGATTCAGATCATTTCGCTGCCGTGCTATCCATCTCCAGACCTGATTCCTGTTGATCTTGTAGCCGAGCTTGACCAACGCATCCGCAATCTCATCGAGGGTCAGCCGAGGAATCGGGGGATTGTCTTCCGGACGGCCAAGCCACCAATCGACAATCTGCATACGAACTTCTTCCGGCAGGCGGTCAACCGCTCCGTGTGCTCGATGTGAACGTCGATTTTTCTGCGGTTCAGCAGACAACGTTGACCCCCGGATCGGGCGGAATCGTGCCGTCCAGGAGATCGATCCCTTTCGGCGTCATGGTTGCGAGCCATCGCTCGACTCCGGAGATGGGGTCCTTCGTCAGCCGCAGGTTCAGGTAGCCCTTGTCTCCGAGGTATGCGAGATTCTCTTCGAGATCCGCAGCCACCCCGAGACGGCCTGCCTGCCAGAAGACTTTCTCGATTCCCTGGTAAGAGATTCCGTCAACTCCGTAGCGGCGGACGATCTTCAGAATGTCGCCTCGCGTCTTGTAATTCGCTTCAGCACTGGTCATTTTGCTCGTGCCTCGGGTTCCTTTCCGACGTAGGTGTCAATACGGCGATGCAACACGTTGATTGCGCCCATGACCTGGGCATTCCCCTCTTTGATCACGTCCTGGAGCCGCAGATAATCCCCGTGATGCTCATCTCGGCTGATGAACTTTCCCTGGCTTGCGCATTGCTCGGCCCGGCATTGCATCATGGCAATCTGCAGAGCGTGAATACGCTCCTGATGCTGGTTGGCCCGTTCCGACCCTTTGAGCTGCTCGCGCCGGATCATCTCGTCTAATTTCACGATCCGCTCATCCCGATCCGCATCGGCTGTGTCCCGTTTCTGCAGGGCCCGGTTGAAGATCGTCAGGGTCGCTCCACTGATCAGCGTGAGCGCCAGGAGAAACAGCGCTGCGATGAACCAGAGCGCAGTCCAGGGCGTGCCCGCTCCGACGTCCGGGATCATTAGGCGGCTCCCTTTTTTTCTAAATTTGTCCGGTTTTGCACTGTCGTTTCGCTACCGAATGCCGCCTTGACCTTCAGGACTGCGATTTCCAGGAGTAACCTACCCATGCGTTCCGGCAGGTTGGGAAACAGCTCTCGGAATTTCATCAGGACTGCGTAACGCCGATCACTGCTGTCCCGCACGTCCGCCCAGGTCTCCTCGTAACTGACCAGCTCCTCCATCTTTTCCAGGTGCGCTGCAGTGATCCCCAATTTGAACAGGATCACGCAGGCCTCGACGGTGAACCTCCGGATCGGTTCCGGGATCATGCTGTACGAGCCGAGAGCGTTCATTGCAGCAAGGCGGCGTTCCGCCAGATTTTCGATGCTTTCCGCTTGTTCCACTGCCATCAGGCATTTGCCGAGAGCGTCCACCACGGATTCAGCGAGTTTCGGAACGAGCCACCACACGATTTTCGTTGCAATAGATACGAGCCATGCGAGCATTGCGATTCCTCCGATTTCCATTGCGCCGGCAGGGACGCCGGCTGCTACCATTTAATCCGCAGATTGCGCCGATTTCCGCAGATGACAATTTCAATAAATCTGCGTCCATCTGTGTAATCTGTGGATCATCTCTTCATACTCATTTATCCCCGAGCATCCTGTTGAGCGTGTCCCGGAGCGTCCGCAGATAGACGGCTTCCGTTTCGTTTGCCGGTTTGAGGCAGGAGTAGCAGGACATCTGCCGCACCAGTCCCATGTTCTCGAACCCGTTCGGCGCACTCGCCTGTTTCGTTGCGGGCTGCGTGGATGCGCAACCAGCCAGGAATAAGATCACCAGTGAAAGAGCTGCGATTTTCATTCCTTGCTCCACCATTTAATCCGCAGATTGCGCCGATTTCCGCAGATGACAATTTCAATAAATCTGCGTCTATCTGTGTAATCTGTGGATCATGCTTTAATACGGTGGCCTGATGGCCAGGTTGATCCGAGGTCGCCAGAAGGGCTTCAGGTTCGTCTTCGAGAATCCTCGCTTCTTACCGGCATGGATGGCCGTTTCCGGCTCATCCCAGGTCATCATCACGTGCTTGATCTTGAACTGTTCTCGCGGCGCTCTGTTGGCCGGATCGTCTTCAGTGCTGTTGGCAAAGAGGAGGTCTCCGAAGTCGGTATCATCGAGGCTCAAGAGCGCCGGCCACGGCCATCCGGCCATTGCCTCGGCCGTTGTTCGCTTGAACCATTTTGACAATTTCAGTTCCGGCCAAAGATCGTTTAGGAGCTTCCACATCTGTGCAGAACAGTCCGCTTTGCCCCAGATGTATGGCGCATTTTCTATCAGCATGAGATCGCCCCGGGCTTTGAGTACTGCCCTGCGGCCCGTGTATGCGTCGGCTGTGGCACACCATGCGAGAATCAAAATTGATGCGGCGATAAAAATTCTGCGTAATCTGCGAAATCTGCGAAATCTGCGAAATCTGCGGATCATTACTGTGCTCCTAGCAGATACACGGTGCAGACGAGCAGCGTGCAAACCACGGTCACGGACGGCCAAGTCTTCTTGTAGACGTCCTCGTCAAACCAGAAATTCCAGGATCTGCGGAGTATCCAGAGGAATGCGAGCCAGGCGAGTCCTACGATCAGGACGTTTGTCATGCGCACGGCTATATTGGTGAGGGCAACTTGCAGCGGCGCTGCAGCGGAATTGCTGAGAAGCCGTTTGAGCTGCCCGTATTCGTCTTCGGTGAGTGTCTTTCCGGGGTTCCCGAGGAATTCTCTCAGTTTTCCGTGTTCTTCATCGCTGAGGCTCAGGAACGATTCCCCATCTGCGGCAGAGGCTGTTTCGGCGACGGTTGATGCGGGCGTTTCATTGACGGGCGTGAGCAGGCTGAACATTCCGAAGATGTTTCGAGCCTGGTCAAACCCCGGGGGAGGGAGAGCGCCGAATGCGGGGAGGCCGTCGACCTCCGTGATGAGGGTGTCGCCGAATCCCGTTATTTCGCGGGCCTGGCCCGGCGCTGGAAGGAATATGACCAGTGCCGCTACCGCAGCGATGAGGAACCGGAGAATGAAGGTATTTAGTTCATGGTGTATACCTCCTCGTTTCGAACGGCTGAGTGTCATGAGTTCCTCCCGAAAAATTCCCCGTGAATGCGCGCGTCGCACTCACGGGCAGGAATGGTAGGTTTGGTTGTTCGCTTCCCCCCC